ATTTATTTTTCAACTAGGCCGTCTTTAAAACATCTTACAAATATAATATTCCCAATTTTGGAATATTATTGGCTATAAATATTTATGAACATTTATTTATGTTCATCGTGTTTCTAAAACATCTTACAAATATAATATTCCCAATTTTGGAATATTATAGGCTATAAATATTTGTGAATATTTGTTTTTCAACCAGGTTGTTTCTAAAATTTATTACAGATATAATATTCCCAATTTTGGAATATTATTATGCTTGCTTTACAAGCTTTTTTATTATATAATGACCAGACCTGATTTAATAATCTCCGCCGCTATTGTCACCACCGTCACTCATATCACCATCGTTGTTGTTTTGACCATAGTTCATGCGTTGGCGATAGATATCCATTACATCTGGAATATTTTCTGGCTCATAGAGAGGGATCCAAAGGCTAATAATAAGACTTGTCGCCTTCTTGCCTTTTATTTGGATTTCAGAGATGGGAATATATTTTATGGGACATCCGCTTTGCATATCTGAGGCCGAAATCTTACCGCCCATTATACTTGACGTCATTGTCGGTTTGCTCATTCCTCTACCGGCGGTTTTGATATTTATTCTCTTTTCGCTGGCTTTGAGAGTAGAATTACCACGAACAGGACAAATGGATGAAACAGTCTTCATGGTATCTATCTGTACAATTCTAGAATCATGAGAAACAGCGCATTGTCCTCTGTTCTCGATTAAAATTCCGGAGTAAGCCTTCTTGAAGCACATTGTCAATTTAGAGATACATTTAGCTGCATCAATGTCAGAAGTGTCGTGGTATAGACAAACAAAATTCTCCTTAAACAACGACTCGTCGACTTTCACATACTCGTCTGAGTCACTATCGTCATTATTGTTAGATTGTAAATTTAATGTCGGTTCGGACTTGGATGATTTCGCCGCATCAGCAAAAGACATGGATTTGGATTCCACAGCTGATATCTTTATTGGTTCTTGTTTTATTGGCGCAGGATTTATCCCTATTTCTTTTGGCGTGATTGGCTTTGGAGTCATAGATTTGTCTCCTATCGGCCTTGCCTTGGCTCGCATTTGCCTCGAACTTGAGTTGCTTTCCCATCCGTTAGCTGCTGTAGTTTTGGGCGTAACAACAGGCGCCTTCGGAACAAATTCTTTAGCGACAACAATCGGCTTACTTACTGTAGTTTTAGGCTTAGAAAATCGAGCGTGATTTTTGGATCCATACATATCATATAAAATTCGTTGTATCCTCTTCACTTGAACGACGATTTCTCGCATCTTCTTGTTATTTATGCATCTATCGCCACACCATCTCTTAGTTTTGAATGGACTAGTATTTAAATTTGTATCAGGGAATTCATCAAACATATCTTTGACAGCATACATCATACTGAGAAGTGGGCTCTTCGATTCGAATTCCTTGAAATACTTATCCTTATGAGCTTCGATCCTTTCTCTATAATCTTGGTACTTCTCGTCTTTGTTCTTGCGAGGAAACCAAAACAATGGTGGTCCATAAGTATCAGCGATGACGACAGCTAAGATAGCCCAAAAGACATTCTCACTCAATGCTATTTTGTCGATAGAACTCTCCTTCTCAGTAGCTAATCTGATAATCTTCTCTCTGGCATCAGTCAATTTATAAATATCAGCAATTGTATCACTTTCGATCATCCTTGTAAATTCTGAGGTACTATCTGCAATTTCTTTCTCTATTACGCTTACAGGTCTAGAAGATGCGTTTCCATTAATATACAAATATAATGTTACAGCATTACGAACATCCATTGGAATATCTTTAACGAACATTCCAATAGGAGTAACTCGAATTTTGAAAGGAGAAGATTGTCTCATTTTTCCTGCCGTAAATATCGTGTTTGCCGGGCTTTGTTCGTAAACTATACATCCGGTCTCTACGAGGATCTTCTTCGCCTCAATCAATTTAGCTATATCCAATTCTGTCACTACTATTTCAGGATCTAGTCCAATGCCATAAAATCCAAGTGCCACATCACAAATAGGAGTCCTCAAAATTTCTGCCGGTCTAGTATCTTCAAATTCATTATAAAATCTCTCTTGGCACATACGATAGCAAATTCCATTAGCCTTAGTTCTTCCTGTGCGTCCTTTTCTCTGATCCGCAGAATTCTTAGAAATTCGAGTGGTAGCTAAATGAGATCTTCCAGATACAGTTGTTACCCGCTTCTCGAAGAGAGTATCAGCAATAAATCCTACGTTGGGAATAGTGAGAGATGTCTCAACAAGATTTGTGCTCACGACGAACTTGAAGCAAGGATCTTCAGTATTCGGATCTTCTTCATCTCGTACTGCAAGAAGGACGTCCTCACGTTTGCACTGAGCATAGCATGGGAGAACACGAATTGGTCTATTAAATTGTTTATCGATGCCTCGCTTCTTTATTTCAGCTTGAATTTCAATAACCGCATCTTCGACTTCGGCTGCTCCTGGAAGGAAGATGATTCCATGACTTTTGGTTTCTAAAAATAGATCTACCGCCACCTTCGCTATATCTCCATAGATATCATCAGAGTCAGGTTCGTAATTCTTGCCGTGATATCTAACTTTGACAGGGAAATGCCTGAAATCACTACGAAATACCGCTCCCTTAATATCGCGAGTTACAGACTCCAACCCAGGATCAGTAGCTGTCGACAAAATCAATCTTGGAACTTTCACTCCTTGGCGCTTAGCCTCCAACCAAAGATAAATAATAACGCTGTTGTCCTTTGTACCTCCATGAATCTCGTCGATCATCAAATAATCACAAAAATTCATATCCGAGGCCTTGCCGTCCGCGAAATATTTTTCCATGATCTTTCGGATATGACCAGCAGTGGCGTATATTGCGTTAGTACTCTTGTCGTAGATACGATCTCCTTCCGCAGCATAACCCACTTTAAACTTAGGAGATAATTTTGTCTGGAATTCGCAGAGAGAGATGGCAGCAGTGATAGTAGGTTGGGTACAAATAATTCTATATCCTTTGTTATTGCTGCAGTATTCTTTTCTGATCAAAGCCCAAGGAATTCCAATACTTTTGCCACATCCAGTATCAACGAAAACATAAGTTATTTCGTTGGTCTCGATTAGCTTGACTATTTCTGGAAGTTGATTGAAGATGGCTAATTTTTCTACTAGGCGATCAGACATTTGTTTTGAATTAAGAAGTTGAAAAAGGTATTCCCCTTACACGGGGAAAGGCTTGAGAACGTAAAAGCTCTTTTCTTTAATTTTCAAATTATTTTTAAGTCGGTTTTCGACAAGATCCTATGGGGTTTGTCATGGCAGCGCTTTCTTTTAAATTTCTGGCATGCACATAGGTCTCATATTAAAAAGTTTGAAAAATTGCGACAACAACACGAAATGTTATGACGAAAGCTCATCACTCAATAGTTCTTTATTATGTATAGCTTGTTATGACGAAAGATCATCACTCAATAGTTCTTTATTATGTATAGCTTGTTACTAGTCAAAAAGACAAAAATTCATCAGGAAGATTTACGCGAAAATATAAATAGCCGAGCAGAGACTGTTTATATGTCATATGTGTAGTCTCTGGTGAAAATAAATGAAAAATTGCGGCAAAAACCCGAAATGTTATGACGAAAACCGATTTTTATTATTTTTCAAATTAAAAAATAAAGAACAAGATTTCCTCCGACCTCGCAACTAGCGGCCCATAATTGATTGATATAGAGTTACACAAGTGTGAATAAAAGTTTGTAGAGGGTAAGATATGGATGTCAATCAGCCTCCGCAAACAATTGAACCTCAACCACCGATCCAACCCCAGCAACCTGCTCAACCTCAACCAACACAAGCTGTTTCTCTGAATTCTTCTGGAATAGCTAAAGAGAAAATAGAACAAGAGTTGGCTTTCTTGAATGCGAATCCAAGTAGCACCACAGAAAGGATAAGAAATGATCTGCTGGGTTTTGACGAAAATATGCCCAAGATCTCGACAATAATGCACCAAGATAGAAATTTTGATGTTTTCGATTTTTCACCGAAGAAGGAAATATACCAAGTAGACATTGGACCGATAGAAGATGAATTACATTATGACGTTTTCGATTCTTTGCGAGTCGATAACGATCTGCCTTTCGTTGTGATGAATCTTAACAGTGAAAAGATTCTACGAGTCAAAGGATTATATTTATCTAATGACAGAGTATTCAAATTATATCACTCCACAGATGTGAACGTTCAACACGAAGCTTTAATAAAGGACTGGTCGAGCACCAACAAGTTAAATGTGCCTCATACCATGAAAATCAAGGTGCTCCTTTATCCAACATTTAGAAGTGACAAGAATTCATATGCGGATGTAACTTATATCTTTGGAGAAGGATTATTCATTGAGTTCAAAGACAAGACTGGAGACGCCGAGTATGTCTTGTCTATTCTGCAATCTCATATGGAAGGATTCAAACCAAAATCTGTTAGTGCTGTTTCTATATCTGGATCATTTGTCATGGACAGACTCGTGGTAAATCCTAATTTGTTTAGAGGAATTTTGATGGAATCCCATAATTTCAGACAAACTCTTGGAACGTACAGGCCCTTAAGACTATATCAGTTTTTATGGCCAAACGAGAGAGGCCAAGCTCTATCTCTCAGAAAGCAGTTTATTCTGAATTTCAAGCTCGGAGACGTGGTTGCCAAAATTATTATATCAGCGAAGGAAACTAAAACTAGCGATCTATTTTATATGAATGGAGTGCCTATACGGTTCAATCCGGGAACAAAATATGATTTGGTCAGAATATCGGACGTCAAAAGCGCAGCTCATATTTCATTGATACGAGAAGTTTTGGCAGTAGCTTTTTATCTGTACGGGGTTCAAATGCCAACTGGTGTGAAATCTGTAGGTTGGGCTAATTCCTTCAATACCATGTTGGGAAAACATATATTTAATGGCGAGACGTTTGGACCTTCAAAGAGAATAACATCAAAAGATTTGGAAACAAAAGATAAGATAAATGCTAGATTGAGGGCTATCGATCCAACTTTTTATGGAAGCATTCCTACAGGAAAATTGATATCAAAAGGATCTCGTCAACCCAATCCCATTGTCAGAGTTGACGATCCCAATTGGCAAACAAAACTTTGGGAAACTATAATGAGAATATGGCAAGAAGACTCTCCGAGCAACAGAAGACAAATCATAAGATATCCCTTTATTATCACAAATCCTTCAGATAAGGATTCTTCTGATGTAGCAGAGACGAAAGTTCCACCTTATTTTCTCATATGTAACCAGGATTCTCCGTTTTTCAAGATAAAAGAGAACAAAAATCCACTGGGAAGTGACAATACATATCACCCTAATCTCATAATTTGCACTGCTACTCCGTTTATTATGACCGAAGGAAATACCCCACAAGAACAATTTACGGCGTTGGCTGACTTGTCTAGACCTTTTTACATACAATTAATAACAAAACAGAAGACTAGTGGACGCGGCGATCACAAATATATAACTCTCAAGATATTGAAAGAAGGTAGAGTAGGTGTTGTCCCTGAATCATTTAAGGTCGTGCTAAATTATCTTTACGAGCATCCATCAAGAATAGATCTCATGTTCGAACGATATGGTTCTCCAAGATCGAATCTCAGTTTACTTCATGTTCTGGTAACAAATAGCATTTACAGATCCGAACTTAGAACAAGATATATGTCTTTGTTTAAAGAAGAGGAAAAAGAATCATTTCTCGAAACAGTAGTTAAGAGGGCCATAGCCAAAGAAACTAATTGGAATCTAGCTCGCCAAGAACTTTTCGATATGGAACCGGTTGAAGATTCTCTGGGATCAACGAGCATCCAAACTTTATTTTTGACCAAGGGAACACATATCGATTCTAGATTGTTCAAAACTGTACTTGAGAAATTTTTCAATATGTTTATATTAGTAATTAGCTTTGACAAGAAGAAAACCAAAGTTGAAATACCGAGACATAAGTTTCTGCATATTTCTTCTACATATCCCGCTAATGTGCAACCAATCGTCGTTTTCAAACATTCGGATTCCGACTCAAGATCAGCCTCTCAATACGAATTAGTTAGAATGATGGCAAAATCTAGCCTAGAACATGCTTCTAATATGTTTCCATGGACGTTCGGCGAATTAAAGATGATATTCGATTTAGCAAACAAGACTTTAGATATTAGCTTTCTGACAATTCACAGACTCGACGAGAAATTGTATGAAACTGGACCCGTCGTTAAATCTAACGCTAATATTAAACCAATGTTGACAGATATATTCGACATCAGAAATATTCAATATCAATATGTCGACGGAGCTGGAAAGGCTAGAGCTATGGTTTATACTTTTCTATCTGAACTTCACGGAACTGGAGGAATAACCGTAACCTTTGAGCCATTGTGTCCAATAGCTGTTGATGCCTTTGATAGTTTATCGTTGATTAGATCTGGATATGATATATCAAGGTTTATGTTGCCAGAAGATTTTGAAAGAGCTATGGCATTTGTCAAGTCTTTGGGTTTGAAAAATACAGATATTGCCTATAAATTGATGCCTGAAGATCTCGAATATGTTTACGTTACAACAGAGGCGGAAGAAAAGCCGGTATTCGCCGCAGGAACAGTTCCGATACGAGTGGTAACTACAGACAAAGGGAAAGAAGAATTTACTATTCCCTCTAATTACGGTATAAATAGGGAACCTACAGAAAAATCAAGCTTGAAATCCAAAGCAAGACCTAGAATTAAGAGAGTGTCAAAACAAGAAGGATATGAACCTCTAGCCGTCGGAATATGGTTTGTTTATAGGGGTGTTCAATTTTTTATAGCTACTGATCCGGGAATGATTAAAGAAAAGATATTTGGAATAAACGATACATCATTTTTTGAGTTGGAGCCTGACAATGCTGTATTTAAACAACATGATTATTATGAACGAGTTATGAACACCATGGTTCAGTTGTTAAGAAATCTTTATATTTACAGTAGATTAGATGATCCAGATTTCTTCATGAAGACGATGACAACCATACAAACAGACGCAAAATACGAAATAGCAAAGGCGAGGAGGAGAATATCAGCGTTTAGAGATTTCAAACAAGATTTGTTTTCATATTGTGATTCTTATCCGAGCTTCTTTACTGAATTAACTCCTGAGATGAGAAACGGCACCGATCCAAGATTACCTCGGATGATACTTGACTCAAAGAAAACCTATAAGGGGTTGTATCAACAGTTGATAGCTGTTCAGAAATTGAAGGAGAATATATTTGGAGCATCCGGATCAAAAATAGAAGTAACAGAACCACAAAATGATCAAGAAATCCGTACCGTTAGCTACACGCCATATTTTAAAGGTATATTATATGCAAATGCAACAACTACTAGAATTACTGACGAAATGATCAAAAATATCGTAAGACTGGAACAATATTACAAAAGACCTGGATACATTGAGGAATATTACGTTTATCCGTCTGATTATACTGTAAGAGGACCAGATCAGCACATATTTATGTCTGAAGATGAAATTAAGCAATATATGAATCTTCTTGAATTGGAAACAACAAATGCTGTTATTACTGCTCCAATTCCGGCTAGTAGCTATTTGACTAAAACTCCAATATATATTGTTTTGCGAGATAGTCCAACGTCAAAAGATGGATCACTTTATATTTTACAGAATGTACTTGGAGGTAGTAGAAGAAGAGTCCTAAATGTATTGTATGCCTGGGATAGAGAAAGAATAAATCTCGGATATTTTGCTGAAGAGTATGCCGGCTCTGACGTAGCTGTTGATCAAATAAACTTCAGAGATTTGAATGGCTTCGATACAAATATAAATTCGGCAACAGTAGAATATTTTTCAGGACAATATGCGGCTTTGTTCAGATTATCTGGATCAGTGAGTCTCTAATTAAAAAAAACATTATAGTTCCTGTAACGGAACCATAAATACGATAATCCTCAGTCTTGTTT